CAAGATACAGATCAAACGAACTTTATACTGATGTTGTAAATAATTTAGCTATTACAGTAGGATATAATCCCGATAATTATAGGGTTGTGACAGCTACTGATAAGACTAATTTTTATACTGATGTTGCAAATAATTTAGCTATTACAGTAGGATATGACCCAGATAATTATAGAGCTGTTACGACTACTGACAAGACTAATTTTTATACTGATGTTGCAAATAATTTAGCTATCACAGTTGGTTATACAGCAGATAACTATAGAGACATCACAGCTGATGATAACAAAAATTGGTTTTTAGATGTAGCAAATAACTGTTCAATCGCAACTAAAAATAATTATTATTTAGGTGTAGGCGTTGATCATACAAACGAAAGACAAAAACAATCATCAGACGCAAGTAGTTTGTTTATAGATGTAGTCGGAGATATGGCTACAAATGTTGAAAAAAATTCTGTCACACGAATTAAAGGTAATCATACACATAAAGTGTTAGGCAATAGCAGAATGACTGTAAATTATAGTCTAGACATGGCTGCTATGTCATTAAATATTTCAACGCTGACTGGTACTAAATTTAATAGCGATGTGACGGTAGGTTCTCAAAATGCTAACTATAATTTATATGTAAACGGATCGTTAGGCACTTCGAAAGGTGCATCGGGTTCATTTACTACACCGACTGGTAGAACAGTCACGGTTGTCAACGGAATAGTAACGAGTATCGTATAATGTCTTTTCAAACAACAGTCGATTCTATCAACGAAATGAAAGCAGAGCTCGAGAGAGCTACTGGTGTAACAACAGTTGAAAACCCTGATGGTACTACTTCGAGTGTACCAGGTGAATTTAGTTGTGAAAGACTCGAATTATTATTAGACGAACATGTATCAGCGGTCACAGATGTACTCGATGAAAAAACAGCAGAAATTGCTGAAATAATGTCAAAATATGCACCAATTATGTCTATACCCAGCGATCCTTTAAAAATTATTGGATGGGCTAAAAAGGTAGTGACTGGTATGGTCGATCCTCAATTAGCTGCAGCAATTCAATTAGCGATAGAATTAGCTCAACTTGCTGGTGCGTTAGCGGGTCTCGCTTCAGCCGTAGCTAGCGCTGCTACTCGATTAGCTGATTGTATAGAGAGTGAAATCAGAGGAGCGCTTGATGATATTACAAATAGTTTGATGGAAAACGCAACAAGTTTATATGATCAAGCTACATCAATATATGAAGATATTCGAGATGACGCGCTCGATGCATTGGGTTATAATGAACTATTATCTTTATCAGCTGACGTACAAGCACAAATTGGTGAGCTTGACACAGCACTCGCAGACATAGGCGACGCTACGACAAGTATACAAGATTCTATTGATGATTTAGATGATATTCAAATACCGGCATAAATAGTAATTAAAAGAGAAAAACATGGGCATCAAAACAGCAAAGAAAAATCAAGAGTATGCACTTGTATCTCGTAGCCGAGATATCTACAGCGATTTTAATCATATATTTTTGCCTCATCCAAATACAAAACAGATAGCTCGAAAAACAAATGTCGACGCTGTTAAATTGGCTATACGTAATATTGTGTTGACAAATAAATATGAAAGACTACGGAATCCGGATTTTGGCGGAAATATCAAAAGATATTTGTTTGAGCCAATGACTCGTGATACAGAAGTAGAAATACAATATGACATAAAAGAATTAATAGAATTGTATGAGCCACGAGCTCGAGTTTTTGAAGTTATAGCAAACTCTTCTCCCGATGAAAATTCTATAAATGTCAAAATAGTATTTGGTGTTATTAATTCTTCACAGCAACAAGAAGTCGACCTCACACTTTATAGAGTAAGATAAAATGGCAACTACTAGTAACGACCTTACAACACTCGATTTTGCGGCAATAAAACAAAATCTAAAAGAATATTTAAAATCACAAGATATTTTTCAAGATTATGATTTTGAAGGATCAAACATTAATGTTCTTTTAGATGTTCTTGCATATAATACAAATTTAAATTCATTTTATTTAAATATGCTTTCTAATGAAATGTTTCTCGATTCTGCTCTTCTCAGAGATTCTATTGTTTCTCATGCAAAAGAATTAAATTATGTACCTCGATCGTTTAGATCTGCTACCGCAAAAATCGATATTACGCTAAGAGATAGTTCTGGTTCTGGTGACGTTATCATACCTCGCGGCACAACATTTACTGGCACATTGGGTCAGAAAAATTTTACTTTCTCAACTATAGAAAATGTACAAGCTATAGTTAATCCAGATGTCGAGAATGAATTTATAGCGACAGGAGTAACGATTAAAGAAGGAGATTTTGTTCAAGATACATATGTAACAAACGCGGCCAATCAACCAAGATTTTTAATTACTAATAAAACAGCAGACACAAATAGTATTAGAATTAGTGTAATTGAGGACAATGGTGAAAATGTTATCACGTATGAAAAAAGAGATAGTTTGTTTGGTATTGGCTCCGAAGATCAAATATTTTTCTTGCAAGCCGCAGAAAATGATACTTATGAAATACTTTTTGGAGATGGTGTTATTGGTAGACAACCAAAAAATAGTTCTATTGTATTAATAGAATATAGAATTTGCAACGGAGAACTACCAAACGGGATAAGAACATTTACTGCTGATAGCGATATTGGTTCAGCATCTGTATTAAATGTTTCCGTAACTGTTGAAGATGGTTTTGAAAGATCTGCTACTGGTGGTTCTCTTCCAGAAACTCTTGAAGAAATTAAATTTAATGCGCCTCGAGCATTTTCTACACAAGAAAGAGTAATTACTGCTCAGGATTATGCAACGTTGCTTAAAGCAAAATTTTCAGAGATTAATGACGTTGCTGCATATGGTGGCGAAGAATACGACCCTCCTCAATTTGGTAGAGTTATTGTTGCAATCGATTTAAAAAATACAGACGTTTTACCTAAGAGCAATCGAGACGAATATGCACGATTTTTGAAAGACAAAAGTCCATTATCTTTGCAACCGGTTTTTGTTACACCGAATTATTCTTATGTGATGATTGATACTACAGTAAAATATAGTATCACACAAACATCATTGGGCATCGATGATATGAAAAGCTTGGTTCTAGCTGCAATACGTAATTTTAATTTTAATAATTTAGAATCATTTAATGCTACAATGCGATATAGTAATCTACTCACAGCTATCGATAATGCGCAATCTGCAGTATTAAGTAATGATACGAAAATACAAATAGCGAAATACGTACCGATTTCTCCTCTTGTACGCACAAATTATAATATCAAATTTGATTCACCCATTTCAGCAGTAATAACCGACAATTTCATCTATCAGGGTGTCGATTCTTATATCGGTGATAATGGCAACGGTGTTTTAAATATTATCAAATCAAATGGAGAGATAATCGAAGTTGGTTCGGTCGTATATACGACCGGCGTAGTTAGAATCGATGATTTCGAAGTGAGTACAAAAGCCAATTTAAAAGTAATAGCTACACCGAGCGGAGCAGATATCGTAGCTAGTAAAAATACCATACTTAGAGTTTTAGATAATGATATTAAAATAACGATTACACAGGTCACTGAGTAATGGCTTTAGATATTGAAAAAAATATTAGTCATCTGGTTAAAAACCAGTTTCCTGACTTTTACAAAGAAGAAGGAGAGATGTTTATTCTCTTCGTCAAAGCTTATTATGAATGGCTTGAAACAAATCAATTCTATGTAGATAGAGATGGCGACGGAATAAAAGAAACTCTAGTACAAAACCCCGCAAATATATTATATGAATCTCGCAGACTTGCAGATTATAGAGATATCGATAATACAATTGACGATTTTATCATCGATTTTAAAAACAAATATCTTCCCAATATACAGTTTAATACTGCAACTAATAAACGTTTGTTTATTAAAAATGCACTAGAATTTTATAGAGCAAAAGGTACTGAACGTGCTGTTGATTTATTCTTTAAATTAGTTTATGGAATCGAAGCTGATGTTTATTATCCTGGAGACGATTTATTTAAGTTGTCAGATAATAGTTATGAAGCTCGTAGATATATCGAGATAGTGCCAAACGAAAAAAATGTGCAATTCGTAGGTCAGAATGTATTTGGTAAAACAAGCGGTGCAACAGCTTTTGCAGAAAAACTAGTGAGAACTAGAAAGGGAAGTTTAAATATCGATATATTATATCTCGCTGGTTTAGATGGCTCGTTTCAAACTGGTGAACAAATAGAACAAAAATCGCTCGATGGCGCATCAGATCTGAGTAATTTAATTGTTGGTTCACTATCACGTTATGAAGTTTTAACTTCAACAAAAGATTTTTCAATTGGAGAATTAGTTAAAGTAACTGATGGCCAAGGTAAAAATGCAAAAGGCGTTGTTTTAGAAACACGAGATGCTGTTGGTATAGTAGAATTTTCTTTTGATGGAGATAAACGTGGTTGGGGTTATGGACCAGATGCTTTAGTTATTGGATCTGATAGAGTAATAGAAACAGGTCAAATACATTTTACTAATACAGATTATTATTATCATATAGATCCTTTTAAACAATTTGATATTATAAAACAAGATCTCGCTGTGATTCTTGTTGACGGAGATGCAAATAATGCTACATCTATCGCCGATCTTGAAATAGGTCAATCGATTTATGCTACAGCAAATGATGATGTAAATGATACAATTGTTTTTGAAGGATTAATCGTAGATAAAAATGAAATTTTCGATCAGATTATAATTAATTTTAATGCTGCCGCTTACACAAATGCAAATACAAATATAATTGAAGATGATAACGGCCGTCATTTATTTAGTATAAATGGTTCTAGTAATAATATAACGACTTTTTGGGCAAATAATGCAAGCGGAAATAATCAATTAATTGCTGTTGAACCCACAACTAATTCCGTATCTGGTATAATCGATGCTTCGATCACAGCAAATGTAATCGGTATATCTAATACATTTACTATTGAATATACACCGGATAATCTTTCAATTATTTCTGGTGGAGATGTATTAGTACAAGAATTGCCTAATACAAATCTCATATATACAACAGTTACAGTCGCGAATACTTTCTCTAATACAGAAACTAATCGTTATTTTATGAATGTCGTCAGAAAATCCGGCTTTCCTCGAACAGATAGGCCGATGAAAAGATTGATAGATGGCGTTATACTTCCTACTGTAGCGATATCAAATGTTTCAATTGGAGTGATTGACGATGTTGTATCTTTATCAACAGGAAATCCATTTAAAAAATTAGCTAATACGTATTCAGCTAATACTCAATTAGGATCATATTTTCCTGGAGGATCTGGTGTAAATAGTTATACATACACAAAAAAGGCTTCATTTATTGGTCCGTCGAATACACGTGAAGATACTGTTGATTTGTTTTATTATGAGTCATTAAATTTTGATGGCGAATTAATGAAAATTAACACAGCAAATTTAGAATTAAAAATAGATGAGACTGCTTTAATCGACGCAACTAATAGTGGTACGTCAGATTTTACTTATATTGCAAATGGTAATGTAATTGAATATTCTAATACTTCTCTAGAAGCAGCATTAAATTATACACAAGTTGCTATACCGGCAGGAAGTTTAGAAACAATTGTTACTACAAACCCAGGCGAAGGCTATGGTGCTGATCCTATTTTCATTGTATATGAGCCTCGAGCTGCACATCTAGAAAGATATGATTATTATATACGGTTTAGATCCGAAGGCGAAGAAAACGATCTACAGAAAAATTTTACTATAGGAGAAAAAATTACTACGACTGGAAAATTAGCAGAAGCTAGAATTACAGATATTAATCTATTGAGAAGAGAATTGATATGTACTAGATTAAATCTTGCTAATGAATATGACGTTGCAAATACTGCAGTAGAAGAAAGCAATTTTCATACTGAAGACGACTTTAGACATGGAGATTTGATCACTGGTTCAATTTCAGGTATTAGTGCTATCATCGAAGAAGTTAATGAAATGAGAATGCAACCAAGAACTGGTGTCAACGCTTCTATCAATTCACCTGCACTTTCTGGTTCTGGTTTTGCAACTCATGTAAATGTGTATGATTCTGGATTTGGTTATTTTGGAAAACGTTTTTCGGTTGTTAGCTCTACATATGTAGATGGTGAACCACTTACTCTTCAATCTTTAGTAAATAGTAATCGTAATATTACTGCTTACGGTTTTAATGAAATTCATGGCATAGCTCCAGGCAGTCATCCAACTAGAAGATCTTTTCTGAGTTCGGATAAATATCTTCCAGACAATGATTACTATCAAGAATATTCTTATAAAGTCCTTACTGCCTTGCCATTCAGTAAATATAAAAACACTTTAATAGATGTTTTACACTTAGCTGGTACAAAACCATTTGGTGGATATGTGGGTACTTCAGAAGAAAGTTTGCAGATAGTAGCTGAATCTGATACAACAAATTGGGATATAAAGAATTTTACATTATTTGTAAATCAAAACACATTTTATAATGCATCAGCTAATAATGCATAAATATTAATATTCAACGGTATTTCTAATGGCTAAAAAACTTGTCCCAACAACTATCAAGACACACTTGATCGATCAAGTAATCGAGTCTGTTACTGAGGCCTCGAATACTTCTTATTACGCGTTTATGGGTGATCATATCACGGAAGCTTCTACTATTGAAGAAGTTGATTTTCCGCTTGAAACAGTCAAGACTTTAAATCCGAGTTCATATAGAAATATGATTTTTGGCAAAAGATTGTCTGGTAACGATATGAAATTTGTAGTGAATAGACATAACTGGACAGCAAATACTGTTTATGCTATGTATGATGATGAAGATACAGAACTACAATCTAAAAATTTCTATGTTGTCGTAGATGAAGATTCATATAAACATGTATATAAATGTTTGAATAACAATAATGGCGTACCTAGTACTGTGCGTCCTCAATTCGAAGATGCTAAATACGATTCTGATCTTTTTGCAAGAGGCGATGATTATTATGAAACTACTGACGGTTATCAGTGGAAATATATGTATAGTATCGACTCTGCTACATTTACTAAATTCGCAACACAAAAATACATTCCAGTTACAGCCAATACTGTAGTTGCAGAAAATGCTTCTGAAGGCTCAATTGATGTTATCAAAGTTGTAGACGCAGGTAGGGGATATAATAATTTTATATCAGGTAAATTCGCGCTAGCGGATTTTAATCGTATCGGTTCAAATTTTTCTGATTACGGATTTACTTCAGCGTCAAAAGTATACAAAATAGATGGCGCTGCTAAACAAATCAAGAATTTTTATCAAAATAGTATCATCTATCTTACTAGTGGCGTAGGACGTGGTCAATATCAAAAAATTATATACTCCGTAGAAATAGAAGCTCTTAATGGTGTTTTTATCGAGCTCGAAGAAAATTTCACTACAATGCCAAATCAAACTACTACATATGAAATATCACCTGCAGTACAAATTATAGGCAGCGGAACTGAAACTGTAAACGCAGTAGCGCGTGCAATTGTCGATAGTACTTCAGCTAATACTATTAAGAAAATAGAAATGCTCGAAATAGGTAAAAACTATTCATTTGCAACAGCCACGGTTTTAACCGGCGATCCGGATGTCAATACAGGTTTACGACCATTTTCAACAACACCAGCTGTAATTAGACCTATTTTGTCTCCGCTCGAGGGGCATGGAGCAAATACTGCATTAGAATTAGGTTCAAAACGACTATCAATGTATATGAAATATAATCGTGATGAATCCGGATTAGTCGATCCTACAAATTCATTTGCTCAATTTGGTATTGTAAGAGATCCTAAATTCGCGAATGTTGCAATATATCATACAGCTATCGATAGCAGTTTTAGTGATAATGAAAAAGTATTACAATTCGATGAGATACAAATACAAGGTCTTTTTACAACAAATACTACTTTGGGTGAATTTATCGAATTACAAGCAAACGCAACTATGGGTTTTGATACATTCTTACAAAGTGGAGATAAAATACGTGTGCACAATGGCACTGATTCTGAAATTTTAACTGTAGGAACAGCATCAAATACTACAGCAATTAATTTTACTACTGTTCCAGCAATTGCTACTGGAACGAGTATCACTTGTAATGCACATTTAGTAACTGTTTCTTCAGAAGCATTTATAAAAAGCACCAGTTTTCCTATGGCTACTGGCGCTGTTCAAGGTATGTTACTCAATAATGCAAAACCTGAATGGCGAAAAGGAAAACAAATATATGGAGTCACAACTAAAAATATAGCTACTATTACAGGAATTGATATAAATAGTAGGATAGATGATGACGAAGCCGATTTTAGATTTGCTGATTTTAATCAGATGATGAAGATCAATGGAATAGTGACAGTAGGCTCATTCCAACCAAATGAAACCATTACTCAAGGATCTTCTACCGCTAAAATACATTCAGTTGTAGCTACTGGTGGTTCTAAATATACTTTGAGCGTAACGAATGTAGTTGGAAAATTCGTCACAAATAGTAATATAACCGGTTTGACTAGTACAGCTGTAATGAATCCAACAACAGATGCTATAGATATTACACCTGGAGATCTAGATTATAATACCGGATCAATTATCTATCTACAAAATGATATTCCTGTAGATAGAGATGAAAATCAATCAGAAGAAATACGTGTAATCTTGGAGTTTTAAGAATGCCTTTCGACACAAACTTAGAAGCTTCTCCTTATTTTGACGATTTCGATAGATCAAAAGATTATTATCGAATTTTGTTTAAACCTGCTACTGCAGTACAAGTAAGAGAAGTAAACCAACTACAATCAATTTTGGCTGATCAAGCTGAACAGTTTGGAGATCATATTCTTAAAGCTGGCACAATTGTAGATGGCTGCGATTTTAGTTTTAAATCACAAATGGATTATGCTAAAATTCTAGATACTACAGTTAATGGTGAAGCTGTAGACATCACAAAATTAAACGGACTTTTTGTCAAAGGTCTTTCTAATAAGAAGAGAGCTCAAATATTTCACGTCGAAGATGGTAATGAAGGCGACGGAATTAATCTTAAAACTCTTTATGTGAACTATACAGATGAGAGAGATACGACATCAGAAAACCAAACTTTTGTTCAAGGTGAAACTTTAGAAGTTTATGCCACTGATGATAGACTTTGGGGTTTCAATGTAGTTGGCGGCGGCAACGTTACGGCTTTTTCTAATACTGATGCTATTGCTATTGTTAGCGCGATTGAAATCGAAGTAGTCGCAGGTGCTTCAAACGACTGGGCAAATAATTTTGTATCTGGAGAACAACTTCAAAACGCTGATGGTACCATCGATGTATTTCTGACTACGGACGACGGTACAATAGACGGCGAACCTGCATTCTATGTAGAAACAGAATCAGAAACTGCTATTCTAAGAATTAAGCCTAATCCAGCCAAACAATTTGGCGCTGGTATTGATGTCAATTCTTGGAATATTCCAGATGGAACTATACTTACATCAGCAACTAGTGCGAATGAGTTCAGAGTTATTAGATCTATTGGCTCAGGCGCAACGGCTTCAGTATTGACTACTTCTGCTGGTCAAATTAATAAAATTGAAATTTCTACTGGAGGCTCTGAGTACACGACACCGCCACATGTTAGCATCTATTCGATAGCAGCTACCCAACAAAATGTTACTGGTCTTCTTATTAATCCTCAAATGTACTATCAAAGAGTACGAATTGCTGATACTGCCAATTTTACTAATCCTATCGGTGTTGGCTTTGGAATGTCAATACAATCAGGTAAAATATATCAAAAAGGGCTTTTTCTAAACGTTCTTGCACAATTTACAATGATTGATAAGTATTCAAATACTCCAGATGCTATCTCAGTTGGATTTAATAGTACAGAATCTATCGTAAATGTTTTTACAGATGGCACACTCTATGATAATGCAGCTGGTTTTCTTAATCAATCTGCTCCTGGTGCTGATAGATTAAAATTGACTCCTGTACTTGTCACAAAAACTGAAGCCGAAGCAATAGAAACTGCTGACTTTTTCCCTATTGTTAAATTTTCTGAAGGTCGACCTTACGATCAACAAAAAGAAACACAGTATGATAAACTAGGGGATATGATTGCACAAAGAACATATGAGGAATCTGGAAACTATATTCTAGATCCTTTTGAAGCGACTACATCGTCGGCTTTAGCGATGGCTAATACTAACACTCATTTTAGAGTTGTAATCGATCCTGGTCATGCGTATATTAATGGATTTAGAATTCAAACCGAACAAAATTTTGCTAAAGAAGTTGAAAAGGGAACTGATACATTTAATCAAACAAATATAGGTACAGATGCTGCATATGGCAGCTATGTGCGTGTGCATCAATTAGCAGGTGTCCATTCATTTAAAAATAATCAATTAGTCAAATTGCACAGATTAGCTGCTAATTTTATTAATAATTACGATTATGATGGTGGTTCAGGAAGTGGAAATACAGTATCTACTGCTACAATGTCCGGTAATGATGAGATTGGAACTGCTAGAATAAGAAGTATTACGCACGAAAGAGGAATACAGGGTACAGAAAATGCTGTGTATAGAATTTACCTATACGATATACAGATGAATCCCGGTCGTAGCTTCTCGCTTGTCAGATCAATTTACTCTCCTTCAGACAGTGGTTCAGAAGATGGCGTAGCAGATATTTTACGAGATGTTGCTATCAATGTGTTACCCGATTTAAAAAGGGCAGCAGCAGATGGAAGTACTATCGACTACGCTAATAAAAAAATTGCTGTTTTGCAACAAGCAAAAAGCGAATCTTTAGTATTTAATACTGGTCGACCAGCAAAAGCTTTTACTAATTTTTCTTACATCTTTAGATCAACAGATGATAATTTATATGCTGATAATAACGGCATAATTTCAGTCCCTTCTGTCAATGGTACACAATACACTTTTCCTTATATAGAATCTCTAAGCGATGCTGAGGAAAATGATCTTATCATTGTACCCACTGGCGATGTACCACTGTCATCAGCTACATACACTGCAGTTGGATTAACAGTAAACGGCACTAAAGTTACAATTGATAGCTCTACACCTTCTGCTGATGTGACAAATGATTTTCGTGTAGGAGATTGGCTTAAAGATGTAGATGGAAACGTTTGTCAAATCACGAGTATCATTAGCTCAAATGTATTCAGAATGAGAACAAATAGCGGATTTGGCACGACTACTAGTGGCCAAACGTTTACTCGATTCTTCCCGAAAGATATACCCATCGATTTAAATCAAAGAACAACGATGTACGCAAATGTTGCTTCTGATGGATTGACTATGGACATTTTCTTGGGTGATCCAGTAACAAATACAAATCCGTTTACAGTTACATTTGATCAAAAAGCAACAAACGAAAGATCGACGTTGACTGTCAATAGAAATCAAGTTGTCAAATTAACAGGAGCCCTTAGTGGTGAATTTCCTAAATGTTTAGGTGTTCCTGGCATTTTCCGTTTAAGAGCAGTGTATGATTCAGCTGACAAATCAGGTACAGATATTACTGATGAATTTTATATTGATCATAATCAAAATGAAAGCTATTATGGTTTAGGCTATTTGTATCGTACTGAATTATCAACTAATAATTCGGCAATTACTAGTAATACTATTTGTGTAGAATTTGATTGTTTATCAGAAGGTTCTCATGGATTAAAAATTATTGATTCGTATAATATTGATGATGAAACTGAACTCGCTTCAATGACAACAGGTATTCATACATTAGAAATACCAGAAATGATTGGTGAATCAGGTGCTTATTATGATCTACGCGAATGTTTAGATTTTAGGCCGTTTGCGGTAGCTACTGCTACTTTAACAGACGATCCAAATTCTGCAACAACCGATCCTACTGAAACTATTTCTTTTGGATCTGGTCCGTTTAAGATTCCTAAACCGCAATCTGATATAAAATTTGATTTAGAATTTTATAAGAGAAGAAACGATGAAATTACAATTAAGAGTGATGGATCTTTTTCTATCAACACTGATGGTACAGATTTAAATAATCAGTCAAATCCAAATAAGATAACTTTGTATACACTATCTGTTGCGCCGTATCCTTCTATTCCCACCGTGCTTTCTGGTAGTATTAGAGAAATAGTAGATACTAAAGTAATTAACAATGTTACTAGTAATAGAAGGCTGAAGCGATATTCAAATCAGCTGGCTAAGGTAGATAATACTCCTCGTGTCTATACAATGAATGAAATCGCGCGGCTAGAAAATAGAATTAAAGCTCTTGAATATAATCAAAATTTATCAGAATTAGAAAATGATACAACAAAGCGAAGTATTCAAAGTTCTGTAGATTCTACTATAGAGAGATTTAAATTTGGATTTTTTGTAGATAATTTTGAAAATTACAAGCATACTGCAACTACAAATCCATATTATAATGCTAGTATTTACGAATACGTACTACAGCCAGCGATGGGATCTGTTAATCTAGATTTTAGATTGTCTGACACATCAACAAAACTTTTAAGTGGCGATACCGCTGTATTCCCAAATACGAGAAGGCAGTTAGTTTCTCAAACTATTGCAACTCATGGACCAGTTATTATAGTCCCTGAGCCACCAAAAATTAAAGAGGTTTGTAGATTTGAGTCTAATAGAAATAGGAAAAATGTTGGTGACAAAGTTTCATCATATAGCACACTTGAAAGAGTCTGGGAAGAATTTACATTCGAAGCTGCTGATAGATCAGATGATGTAGTACGATTTGTAGAATTAAAATTCTTTAATCCTGATGGTGGTATTGCCTATGAGATTATTCAATCTAATACTGATCCAACAGCTAATCGGCCAGAAAGAGGTAATATTGTTTGGGCTCCTACTAATACTTTAGATGGAACAAATAATTTACAACCTTCCGAAGCTATCGAATTATATAATAAAAGATACCCAGTCAAAAAGAATTTTACTTCAGTTTATCCAGCGAGTGTAAATCCATGGTTTACAACTCCCACAAATGATTCTTTTACTGTAGTTTTAGGAAATGTGGGTGGTACACCAAGTACATCATATAAAGGATTTAAGGGAGCTGGTAAGATACGATTTGCATATAATTTTAATTTAGGCAAATATATCACAGTTCGAGTGCATAAAAAGAAAGAAACATTTAATTTCGAAATTTGTTATCCGGCAATTGAAGTAGAAGATACAATTTATGATTCAGGTTCAGGTACATATACCCAAACTCCTCCGCCTGTTTGTGCAAAAGGTACATTTAAATATAATCGTTGCAGAGGCACTACTAGAATTACATACGTGTGTGATGGATTTGGTGGTATAGAAGTAGGAAAAACAGAACCTAATTCACCTATTTGTGGATATACTACTGTTGTTACTCCGCCTGACAATCCGCCGGATGTATTTAAGTGTCCGCCGGCCGGCCGGCCGGCGGGAGAACCGAGGTGTTCTGGCTTTAACCAATACCTATATGAATATACTGGTAAATTTAAAAATGGTGAAGGCCTCAGTTATACTTCATTAGCTGATTGTCAATTACGAATAGCAAACGTTGTACGAAACTCTGCAGATTGTGGATATACACCTCCTGATGATAACCCTGACTGCGATGATTCAGAAACAGGATACGGTACGACTCCAGTTGATACAACTACTATTGATGATGGGTGTGTACCAGTTCAAGATCCGCATTGTCCGATCGAAGATAATGGAGGTAACGGAGGAAATCAACCAGGAACAGATAATACACAACCTGGTACTGACACAATAGGTGATTCTACTGGTCCAGGCCTTACTCCTCCAGATAGTACTGGTGGAGGTTATGGTGGAGGAGGTAGTCAATCGCCAGTATCAGTATCTATATTTAATAATTTGCCGAACAATTTTAGAGATAATAATGCAATAGTACGACCTGTAGCCGGAGGAAATGATAATACTGATGATAGCACTATTACACCGCCGATTCCAGGTTATGGAGCGACGCCTCCATTTAAAACTCCCACTGTACCAATAAATATACGCCGAAGATGGCCGCGCACGAGACGACGTTAGGAATAAAAAAATGGCGAGAAAAATATTAACAAATAGTATTAACGCACTAAGAAGGGCAGATGAAAATATTTTCATGATGCCTCTAGCCGTGAGAGGTCCGTCAAAACCTAAACCTGTTAATATCAAAGCAACAAATTTGCAACCTAATACCAGATATAAGGTCATGCTTGATAATTATCCTGGAAATGAATTTGAGGATATTACAGATTTTTGTGAACCAATAGGCGATTCTATCAAAAACAATACGCATAAAGTTGGTAGAGGTCGATGGATTTATTTTAGATCTAACGCCGACGGTGTATTAGAATTATCTGTACGAGCCTATGGAACAGATGATGCATCTTTTAACGCAAGCGGTCCTACTGCTGGATCAGACTTTACAAATTTGTGGAAATACGGTGAAGTACGCACCAGATCATATGATAAAGGTAGAGATAAAATTAAATTTATTGCGTATACTTACGTAGCTAATCCTACTAGTACTACAAAAATTAAATCATTAAAAGTAGATGCAGCTTCTGAAACATTAGATACAGAAGGACCGTTAGATCCGTTTGGTAACAAGGGATCTTCAACTCGACCCCAAAGAAGTTTAGAAGATGCATTGCCAAAAGGAGTTATATGTGATTGTACTTTGACTCCTCCTGGAAACCCGCGTCGGCCAGCACCAGTAAAAGCCAACTTATATCAAACTTTTTATGTAAGTTCAGCAACAGTAAGAAATGACGATACGGTCGATTTGCTTGATGTTACTTTATATTTTAGAAGGAAACCACCAATTAAAAGTAATGATTCTGGTAAGTATGCACCTGGTGTATATGTTACAATATTAGAATGTGATAAAAAGGGTGTTCCAGTCATTGCACATAGAGTAAGCGGCGCTTCAAAAAGATTAGATTGGTACAGTATTAAAGTATCTTCGAATGCTACAGATGGATCAATATTTACATTTGCAAGACCGATTACACTAAAAACAAATAGCTATTATGCAATCGCTGTAATAATGGAAGATTCGGGTTATGCTCTTTGGGAAAATATAAAAGGTAATTATGCCATCATCAATGGAGTAAAAACAGAAAAAATCTCTCCTGGATCATCAAAAGGTCATCAAGGCCAATTATTTTATTATAATGGTTTCGCAAAAAATTCAAAAAAATCTAATGGTTGGGAAGCAAGACCTGATCTAGATATTAAATTTGATACACATATGGCTGAATATTCTACAGCAGATGTAGAACTAAAATTAGTCAATGATGATTATGAATTCTTTGCGCTATCTAACACACAACCAAAATGGGCTCCAGGAGAAATAGTTTATAAAGATGGACCGTTGCCGGCTCGACCAGGAGTAGTTAGTATAGCAGCTGGATCTAAAAAAGTAACAGGCAATGTGAATACTAATTTTGGAGATTTAGCTACAGGAAATAAAATAGTTATTATTGATTCGACAGATTCTACAAAAAGACAAGTATTTACGGTCGATAAAACAACTATTAATAATAACACAGTCATTTATGTAGACGAATTTGCAAAACAAACATTGTCTGGAACTTATAAGTTAACAGTAATCGGCTACGTAGATGATTACGACTATTATTTTAAATCATTGCGATTGGCCAAATCAAGTGTAACAAGAGACGGTTATAACGCAAATAATAATATGTTATTTGAAGTCGGTGACACAATCGTAGGCGTAGAAACCGGCACAGAAGGTTATATTGATGCATTTGAACCTCAACCTATGTCTGTTTTTAGATCAGATTGGAACGCAAGATTGCCGGCTGAATTTAAACCAGTCACTACGTATAATTTATCATATGATGATAATGGCACTTATAGATTGGCTTCTACGGACAGAGTTTTCTATCTGAATGCACCTAATCATGTCAAAGATTACGAAGGCTTAATTTTGTCTACGTCGCAAGAAATCGTGCAGACAGATACAGATATGGTCAATAATGATTATAAATCAGCTGAGATAAATTTGACATACCAATATAAAGGTGCTAATACTAAAACTTATTCTGCTCCGTCGCTGAGAGTAGGCGAATTGAATGTTATAACGCACAATTGGTATATCAATAATGACGGTGATAATGAACATCTCAACGATGGAAATGCAATTACACGCCATATCTCAAAAACATTAGAACTGGGATCAAGCAAAAAAGCCGAAGATTTAAGAGTAATACTTAATGCTTACAGACCTTTAGGAACCGGCATAGACGTATATGCTAAGATACAAAATAGTCAAGATTCTGATGCTTTTGAAGATAAACAATGGACAAAATTAGTACCAATCAAAGGAAAAAATTCGTTTAGTGATAAAGAAAAACAATTTGATTACAAAGAAATGGAATTTACTTTTGCTGATTATCCTGAAGCAGCTACTACTCTGACTGGTTCTTTTGAAACTAACGGTAATAATAATATTATTCAGGGTAGCGGTTTCTCTAATACTGAAATTGATGCTTTACAATCAGGTGATGTCATTAGAGTATATAGCGAGCTATTCCCTAATTCAAACTATACATTGCTAACAGTAGACGCAGCTAATAGTGTATCTGGTGAGATTAGTTTTAATGGCGATGTGATCGCTAATAATAGCCACATCGGTGATGGATTTAAGATTGATACATTGAGAGCAGATGAAGCAGCTTTTAGAAATCCTGATAATTATAATATTTGTAGATATTTCAATAGTACCGGTGCTATTTTTGATACGTATAATAAGGTTGCTATTAAAATTGTATTATTAGCGGAATCGAGAAAACTAGTACCAAAAGTGGATGATTATAGGGTGATTGCGGTATCAGCATGACAAAAGAAACTGATTTTCAAAAAACAAATGAAGGTACATTTATAAATACAAACATGGATGATTTTGAGAGATATAAAGCTGCAAGAGAAAGAGCTTATCGTGAAAAAGATTTATCTACGAAAGTAAATAAATTAGAGGACGATATCTCACAAATCAAACAACTTCTTCAAAAATTAGTAGGATAGAATAATGGCATTACTGTCAGGATTTGATCAGTTAGATCCAGCGAATAATACGTTTAGCGACTGGTTGAATAAAACAAATGAAATAGTTCTGATGGTACGTGGTGATACTACCGGTGCTCAGACATCTATCATGACCGCTAACAGTCAGTTGGGTGGTTCTCAAACATTTGGAAACGCTACTCTCTTCGGCCAATTTACCTCCAATACTATGGTCGTTATCAACGATGGTGTCGATGATGGAGACGGAGATAGCGCTTTTGCAAACAGCACATTTGGTGGATTACGTGGTGGCAGATGGGAGTCTAGTACTAATACTATTTCATCTGATACACTATATATTGTTTCTAATACTACATATACTGCAGAATCGACTGAAGTTTATGTTAACTCTACTTACGGTTTAATTGTTGAAAATACGACAGAGTTGCGTTACGATGTATTGTACATTGGTGATGGTCCTGCTGGAAGTAACACGAATGCTCAACTACATTGGCAAAGTTCGAATAATCAGCTAAACTTCAATGACGATGTGCGAGCTACATTTGGTGGAGCATCAGGTACAGAAGTATTTGGTGGCACTGGCCAATACGAGATGTTCTATTCTGCTGCCGATAATAGAATGTACTCTAATACTGATGTACAAGATATTCGATCGACTGCAAACCTCAATCTAATTACAGATACCTACGAACTAAGAACAGAAACTGGTAATGAGTTGATCATGACTGCCAACGTCAATAATGGTGTTGAGCTATATTGGAATGACCAGCTTAAGTTTTCTACAAATGCATACGGTGTAGTCATACACGGTGATGCGTATGTACGTGATGATGTTATTATTAATGACAATCAAAAACTTCTCTTTGGCAATACGTATCCTAATAGCCAAAACAATGAAACAATTGCTGTACATAATTTACAAATGTACACAGACGGGACAGATGGTTGGATAGTATCAGGCGATCGCGATCTTCTTATCGAAGTCGATGAAGGTTTCGAATTAAGAAGCGAAGGCAATACAATTAAGCATTTAACTGCAAATACTGATGGCTACAATGAAGTAACTTTATTTGCAGGTGGTACAAAACGTTTAGAAACAATCGATAGCTCTATCAATCCAGCTTCTGTCGACGGCGTAGAGATTTACGGCGAAGCCAACACTAACACTCTGCGTGTACAGTCAGATGCAAATTTTGATAACACTACATTAAATTCTAATAGTGTACATTGGGATGCTAGTCTCGAGGTTTGGAATTATAGAGATAATGTCAAAGCTACATGGGGTGATAGTGATGACCTTG